GCGTACCGATTGCCTCTGACGCAAAAGTATAACTGTCGAACATGGCCCGCACCTTGCCTGCCCACTCAGCGCCCATAAATGTTGCAGGAGCCGGGGCCGCATACTTTGTATAGTTCGCGCCGCTTGCCATGAACATAAGGGGCCTGGTGAAATACGCTATGAGTTGAAAAAGTGTGAAAATCTTCATTCCAAAATCCTCCTTGCTGATTTATTTTGAGCGTCACGAGACGCTGTTTTATATACTTCACAAACCCGCTTTAGGGCTCGTAAGCCTGTACCTGGACGATTCCCTTTTCATCCATTCTGGACGCACCGATTGACATCCCGGCGTATACCTGGGTTGACATATTCTTATCGCGGCGCGGGCCGATGTCGGTAATGATGTTGCTATTGTACGCCAGGACAACGGTGTTTTTCTGAAAGGCGTAGCAATAACGAACGCTGGACGCCAGCGCCAGCCGCTCAGACCGTATAAACTTGAAACCGAGGAATGTATCAACATCGCCCTGGGCCAGAGCCTTGACCGTGTTATAGTCTGCGCTCTTGACTTCCGTTGTGTTGAGAAGATCGGTATTGAGCTGTTTTGATCCGATCAGGAAAAACCGGCCCTCCGGGTCAACTTCGTCCTGGTCGAGTTTCTGTTTTGCGGAAAGAAGTTTCGCCAGGGTCATACCGGTCGAGGCATGGAGTATCTGTTTGTTGGTCGTGTCAAAAGCATAAGATGTGCTACCGTCAATGCCGCCGTATGCGGTGGCAATGAGGGCCGCAATAATCTCGTCGTCTTTTGCACGGTTGAGGGCATACGTCGCGTTTGTAACATATTTCCCTTCGGGGTCGGCGACGGTCTTGAGGGCGTCGAATGTGTCGATCAGGTCCGCCCAATCATAATCACCCAGGGACACCCTCCTTCTTAGGTGAGGCGTGCTGATAAGCGGGGTGTCGCCGTGGCGGGTTGTCCGCTTGACTGCCGCCGTTGAATCAATTTGATCGAAAAACTCATTGCGGCCAAAGGCTCCGGTTTCTACTCGTACCGCCGCCTCCAGGCGTGACTCTTTCTGTTGCATGAGTACCTGGATCGTGGCGTTATACTGCTCTTTCATGGCAGTTGTAATCTGAAAGGACATGACAATTCCTCCTTAAATTTAGTTTTTATTCTAAATTTGCCGGTTGATTGCCCGTTGCCGGATCGCCCAACTTTCTGGTTAAACCCGGATCGGCGTCCTTTACAGCCACCGATTGCCCGTCATTCTCTCTTGCCGCAATGAGGGTCTAAACGATTGTCCTCCGTTAATTTTCTACAATATCAGCCCCGCCGACCACAATCGCGGAGAGCCTGGCTACTTCATCCATGGCTTCCCTGTGCCGCGGGTGCCGCTTTTTATGGAAAGCCTCATAAAGTGGATTGTCCTTGTTTGTCATAATATCAAGGCGTTTTTTAATCGCACCCTGGGGCCCAAGGTCTGTGTCGGGTGTTTCACCGGCGACCAGCGCCGACTCCTCGATCCGCTTGCCAATCTCAGCGAAAAGCCTGATAACGACCGGCTCGTTTGCAAATCTATCCGTGAAATGTTTAACTTCTTCCTTTGTGCCTCCAAATGCTCGGAGCACCTTGTTTGCAAGGCCAAGTTTTGCATCGAATTGAGCTCCCCATTCGGACTTGAGCTTTGCGGTCGTTTCCTGGTAATTCTTGTTGTATGCCTCAACCATGCCTTTCGCGTTGTTGGCGACAATTTTCGCATAAAAGCCATACATGGCCCCTGCCGCTTTTTGAGAAAGCCCCATTTCGTGCGCGATGGCGCGAAACTCCTTCTCCATGGCCTCGTCTCTTTTAACGACGTTTGGTAATTTAATGTCGTCAAATTTGTAATCTGTCGGGGCCTTTGGCCGCCCTCCGGCTTCGTAAAAACGCTGCCAAGCCTCCGGGCTGTCGTTCGCGCCCCTGGGTATAACAATCTTTTCGCCTCCGAGCATCTTTTGAGAAGAAACAAAGCTCTTGACCAGGTTTCCAAATCCGTCTTTTGACTTGAGATCGAACATCTTCAAAGACGGCTCGTTTGCCATGTCCGCCGGTATGTACGTTGTGAAATCGACCGTTGCCGCTGCCGGAGCTGGTGCTGGTGCTGGTGCTCCGCCTACCGCTGGTGCGGGCGCTCCGCCCGTGCCGCCCTCTCCTACTGTTCCATTAATCATTGTCCAATGACCTCCTTCAATAGCTTTTTCCGGTATTCCTCCGGGGATTCCGTTGATAATTGCGTCAAAATATCAATAACGACCGATCTCTGTCCCTCCTGGATCGCGAGAGACAGCGGATCGTTGACAATATGGGACGAAAACAAATTATATTTATCAGCCAGGTAATAAAGAACGGCCTGGCCGGGAAGGGAGTTAAATGTCAGCCGAAAATTGAGCCGCATTTCTTCCTCTCTTTGATTTTTTTCTTTAATTAATTTTTCCGCTTTGTCCATATTAACCTTTTAATCTTCTTTATTCTGGCCGATCACTATTGCAAAGCCGGGGACCTTGAGGTCTTTAACCGCGTCTTTCACCGCCTGGTCAAGCCGTTCTTTAAATTGCCCCTCGGTAATTATAAAGGCTACCGATCCAATTTTTTGACGGATCAGCTCCATAAAAGCATCCAGATCATACTGCGGGACAATTACCGACCGCACCGCCGCCGCAATCGGCGCTAAATCAATGGGCAGTTGCTCATATATCTCCACGGCCTCCTGAAAGCGAAATCCGTCATTGTTGCCGCAGGCGGGGCACATCAGGCCGATATTAACCAGCGCCATGGTGAGCTGTTGCTGAGTGCCGCATTTTCCGCACGTTGCTATTACTTTACTATCCATAAAGACCCCCTTTATCTTAATAGAAGCGTGTCTGAGAAATAGGACACCCCATTAAACAGGTAGAAAATTTTCGTGACGACGGTCGAATCGTTAATGGAGGCTATCGCCGTCATTTTCCCACCGGCGACAGCGGTCGAGCTCTGGATGCCGACGGGAAGCTGTGCGTACTCCTCCATAACGCGGGTTTTGACATCGAAACGATACATCAAATTTGAGGCGTTCAGGATCATATACGCATAGCGCCCAGCGTTTGACATGGGATCATATTCCGATGTTGTCGCTATGCCGAGAGAAGTTCCCTGGCCACCGTATGCGGCCCCGTCAGCCCACAACCCATTAGCGCCCCCGGCAATATCGAGGACATCGAGCAGGACGCCACCGCCCCGAAACGCATAAATAAAACTGTACCGGGCATTTTTGGCCGTGTCCTGGGCCGCCATACCCCAGGACGGAAAGGCTGTTTGACCGGCTGCTACGACATTGCCCCTGGCCGCAAAGGTTGAGGTTGACCAGGCATCGCCCAGGATGCCATAAGTATACGTCGTCGTCGTGAGCTCGCCCCATCGGAGGACATAATTCGGGTTTTCAATGACGAATTTCGCACCGGCGGAAGGGGTCGTCGTCCAGTTTGCCGCGAGAGTATAGACCGGGGAGGCCCCGGCAGTATGAGACGTAATCCTCCGGCGCTGTCCCACGGCCAAAGGGGTACCCGTATCTTCCACAATCCTGATCTGAAAATTGCGATACTCATTTAAAAGGACGGCGGCGTCCCCTGCGGCTGCCTGGCCTGTGATTGTGCCCGCGGCGATCCCGGTCGCCGTAAGACAGTTGAAAAGGCCATTGTTATATGTCCCGGCGCCGACAAGAAAGCCCTCGCCAGGCTTCCGGCCAAGGGGACAATAAAGCTCATCGAGGCAAATAATGGAGGATTCTGTCCCGACCGTCGCCGGGAGGTTTGTCTGCGTAAGGTTTGCGCGCATGACATTACAGGCCACGTCGTATGCCTTCCATGATCCCGCCGCGAGCGTGCCCGCGTTCAGGAGCAGAACAGAGCCGGAAAGAAGCTCATAGCGGTCGCCGGACGCCGGAGAAAATGTAAGAGCGGGGCTGACGGTGATTGTTGGTTGCGTGCCGCCGGTATTACCGGTGATAAAAGTCTCCTCGGTCTTGCCAGATCCACCGCCCTGGTTGCCCATGATCCGAATCTTATACCCGACTCCGTCGCCTTTGTTGGCGAGCTGGTTGATCCCGACCGCTGCCGGGAGTGCCGTATTAATGACAATCGTTGTTGTGTTACAGCCAGCGGCGACGGTTCCCTGGGGGCCTTTTGACGGACTAAAAACGCACGCCGAGCCAGCGCCAAAGGTTCCGGCCATCGCCGGTGTAAGAAGGAAAGACCATCCGTCGTTTATAGGGTTGTACCGATTCAGGATTGCGGCCGTAGCAAACTGATAAACGTATGGCACGCGTGCGGCGTCGTCGCGGAGATCGGAGCAGAGACTAACCCCGGCGCTTCCGGCTGCCGGAGGCGTAGCGAGAAAACGCCATTCCGGTATGTCGATCATTTCCCTCCAGGTTATTGTCATTGGCATTAGACTATCCTCCCTCGTATGTTTGCCCATTTAACCCGATTAAGTGCCGGGTCCTGATTTTCCATAACCGATGTACCCGTCATGGAAGATATTACCCAAGAGCCTGATTGAGTGACGGCATGAGTGCCGACGCGGAGCGTGGACGTTGCCGGATCAAAAAAAACAGGTCTCCGGATCTGCTGAAATAAGGCACGAATGGATAACGGCAGATCCGCCAAGGATTTTATAAGATCGTTAACCTGATCATAACCAAGCAACGCGACGCCGTCATCGTCCCTGATAACTTTCATTTTTTACGCTCCTTTTTCCCCTTTTCTCTTTTAGGGAGCGTCGAAGAAAACGAAAAGCCGTTGTGTCCGCACGCTGGACACGTCATATTTGTGTTAATATCCGCGCGAGAAACATCCTGGACAGTCAAACAATTATTACAGATCGCAAAACATCTTTCCATCTTCCTTCTCCTTTTCTAAGCTGCTGCGGCTGCAGGAGAAGCACCGGCAGATTCCGGGGCGTTCATCATCGCTGCGCCGATAGAGTTCGGCTGCACTTCATTCTGAATAACCGGGGCCAGCTTCGCGGCGGTTTCCGCCTGGGACTGGTCGCGTTGCATCTTTTCAATCTGCGCCTCCTTTGTCGCCCTCGCGGCGCGAATCTGCCGCACCTTGTAATCGGGGTTCATAAATATTGTGGGCGTTCCAAACCGTTCCGCAACCCCACGCGTGATCTTGTCAGTATCGAAGTTATCCATAACCGAGGGATCGTCCTCCGCGAGCATTTTTGCAAACTGTAATGATTGCATAGCGGCCTTTGTCTCAAAAGTTCTCATGGCCATGGCCAGTTTTGAGATATACATAATGTCAAGGCTCTGGCCGATCAGGGCCTTTGGCGGAGGCGGCAGATAGGAGCCTAATTCATCCCCCCGCATCATCATCCAAAATACGCGGGCAAGCATGGGATCAAATAGCTCGCTCTGGAGACGCCCCAGGGTAGGGCCTAAGAGAACCAGGCGCTCCTCGACAAGTTCAAGCACCTCCGTCGCGGTCTTTGTGCGTGGCTGCTGGGCAAGAAGCGTGAAGAGGTCAGCGAAAAACACCGAGCGGATAAAGTCGCGGCGCTGGTTTTCATATTCAAGGTCGAATTGCGTCATCTGCGGGCCAAGCATATACTCCGGCTTTGTGCCTTTGTAATATGTCACCCCGCCAGCTATAAAGCGCTTTGGGTACAGCGACATTTCATCGGGGACAAGAATCGGAGGATCAGACCTCTTCTGATGGAGCTTAATGTTGGATTTTGAAAACTCACCGATCATCTTTGCCTCGCTTAGGGCGAGTATCCCGGGGCCAGCTCCATACGCCTCTCCTGCGGTCGTTGACCAACGGGGTACGAAGTAGGGAAATTCATCAAACCCGCCCTCATCGAGCTGGTTTAATGTGTCTTTTTCAACATAAAGGGACGCCCACAACTTATTTTTCTTGTCCCATTTGTCAGGATTGCGATCATTGCGCGGATAGGCCGCATGAAGGATTGACACTTTTTCCTCTTTACCGTCCTTGTCATATTGTTTTTGTATTTCCTCGGAGCATTGATCTCCCCAGGCTTGAATACAGGCGCGAACACTTAGTTGTTCCTGGCGGATTACGGTGTCAACCTCGCCGTCCGCATCCTCCTCGATCACAGCGCGGCTCACATCATACGTCTTGAAATTAAGGATTCGGCGCTTATTGCGCCTCGTCATAACTTTCCCCAGGTATAGTATACCCGTTCCAAAGGCCGGGAGGTCAGTATATAATTCGTGGGCCGCCATGGAAAAATTTGACATATTTATAGCATCGTGCATCCGTTCCGATACTTCCCGCAACCAGTCCTTAACTTCCGTCTGGTCGGAAAGCTCTTTCCGGCGAGCTGTAAGCGCAAAAAACGGAGTGGCCGGGTTTGTCAGATGACCATACAAGCCATTAGCGCAGATAGTGAGGGCCTGGATCGCCGTTCCGTCGTAAATAGATTGCATTTTTTGTTGGCCCGCCTCCATTGTCGTCTGCGCCGTTGCTCGATACGGCATCATATAGTCGCATATCTCCTGGAGGGTTGACTTGAGTGTGCCTTTTTTGCCGTCAAGCGTATCGTACTTTTTACAGATAGTCTCCGCGAGTTCGGTTTTCATTAATCAGCCTCCAAGGAGTTGTTTTTTTTCTTCAAGTGACGCCGCGCCCAGCGCGGCACCTTTATTACTGGTTCCGCGCATACCGGCAAGCTCTCCCGCATACCGTCGTTGTCTCCGATTGGCTGCGCCGCGTCCTCGAATCAGCCATTCCTGCTTTTCGGCCTCGCTCATAGAGTCCCAATTTGCCGGATATTTTATCCCTTCGGGGCTTTGCGGCATTTCGGGACTTGCCGCTGGGTTGAGGAGTTGATTAATAGTGGTTGCGGCAGAGGAGCCGGCCATGGCATTTGATAGTAAGGAGCTGCTTTCTTGTGCAGTAAGAGGCGCGCCTTCATATCCCAGACTTTCCTCAAGCGGTAATGGTCCGATTTCTTCTGCGGTGAGAAGTTGACCTCCCTCCATTTCGCCGGGGATTGCTTCTTCGCCTGAGAGAAAACCTTCTTCCGCAAGTTCTCCGGGAGCGGTAACTGTGCCCTCTGCCGGTGGCGTTACGGTGTCGCCTGATAGCGCTTCTTCGCCTGATAGCGCTTCTTCGCCTGATAGCGCTTCTTCGCCTGATAGCGCTTCTTCGCCTGATAGCGCTTCTTCTGAGAGAAAACCTTCTTCCGCGCCTTCCAAGCCTTCCGCGCCTTCCAAGCCTGCCGCTGCGCCTGCCGCCGTGCCTGCTTCCGCACCCAATCCTTCCGCCACCCTTAACCCGGCTTCCTTGCCTGCTTCCGAGGCTGCGCCTTCGAGTATTAACTGGTTTGCCGCTGCCTGTTCTTCGGCTGTCATTGCGGCCCCATAAGAACCAGCGTCCCGCGTGGCTTCATACGCCGCGAGTGAGTTTTCCTCTTCACCCGACAGAAATCCCCCCGCATAATCAGCCGCGCCGACCACTGCCGCCGTAATCCCGGCCTTTTTAACGCTGTCTTGTGCGTTTACCTCTTCTCCGGTTGCTCCCGCTGTCCATAAATCCGCGATATGAGATCCCGCCGCGCCCGATCCGCCCAGGTAAACATCCGCAACAGGCGCGACAACCTGGACAACCGGGACTGTGCTCGGCCCCGCCTTTTCACCGACTTGTTGCGTTCCGCCCTCGATAACGCCGGTAATGTCGGAAAGTACATTGAAAAGATCAAACGCGTCGCCCTTTTCACTCTTCTCCATATAACCAGGAACATTACTTGTCATTTCCGAGTCGGTTAAATTAATAGCGTTTGTCGATCCCCAAGTGCCCGTATTAAGCACGTCGCCAAGGAAGCCGCCAAAGATACTGCTACCACTCTCGCCAGTTGTGATCCAACTACGGTTTCCGGGGTCACCGTCAGAAAAGGGAAAATCACCTCCGCTATATTCCCATGAAAACATAGGTTCCTCATCATACCGGTATTTTTTTTCTCTGATATACTGATATTGTCCTGACATTATTTATCGCCTCCGCCTTAACGGATCATCTTCCATCTCGGCCTGTCGCTGGGCTTTAGCCAGATTAAGCGGATCGTAATCCGTGGTATAGTCGTCTCGTGTCCTGGGCCGCCAGCCGAATGAGGCGATCCCGACACGATCACACGCCAGGTCAAAGTATACCGTCGCATGGCGGTAGTGATCCGGCCCCAGGGTTTTGTAAGTATAGCGGCTGTCGCCGGATTTTTCAGTAACGAGCACCTTAACGATATTTGTGGATTCGGTAATGTATTGATCGACCTCAGAGGACATACAGGGAAGCTCAAAAATACGTGACCGGGCCGCCGTCTCGCCCGTTATCAGTGTGTGTGTGCGATCCAGCACCTCCGTACGATTGCCGACGACATCCCTTGTCTCAATATTC